CCAAGGTGCCTGCACTAGCCGCCGCTGTGGTGCCAACGCCAGTTTCAACTGCCGCAAGACCAGTTCCAAGACTGCCCCCTAAAGCATTTGAGCCTGCTACTAGTCCAGTGCCACCACCCATGCTAGCCAGCGATGCGGCACCACTACCAGCAGTAAGTCCGATACCACCTGCGCCGGCAGTCAATCCAGTGCCAGTAAAAGCCGCAGTTCCGCCAAGCATACCACCGAGAGTAGGAAATCCAGCAGAGATAAGTGCATTTCCAGCAAGAACACCTGGTGTAGCACCAAACAATGCTGTAGAAGCCGCACCAATCACTTGGTTCATTACCAATTTCTCAGCGATCGCACCCACGTAATCCATCGTTGATGGTCCTTGCTGTGTCGGTCTTGATCTAGACACTCCACGCACTTGGTTACCAGCCAGACCACCACTAGAAATACTTCCGCCAGATGGCGAACCTAATCCAACATCAAATGCTGTGCCACCATAACTAGAGAATGATGTTCCTGAACCACCACCTCCACCAGAAAGATATAATAGTGAATTGTCAATACTTGTTAGCAAGTCTGTTTGACTTCCCAATGCATTTAGTTGTTTGTCTGTACCTAAAGCCTTAGATAATGCGTTTACGGATCCTGGCGCACTTGTTGTTCCATCTGCATATTTTGTATAGTTTAGTGCATCTAAGAGAGGTCTATATTTTTTACTTGCGGCCGCATTGACAACAAACTCACCATTAGACAACATTGCAGGTATAGAATCTGATCTTCCTGTTCCTGGACCCACAACAGGTCCGCCATCTGCAAAAAGACCTGAGAACCAACTTGTGATACCAGGTAATGCTGTATCCACAATCCAATTGCCAGCACTACTAGCCGCATCTCCCAACCACTTTCCCGCACCACTCATTAAAGTGTCGCCAATTCCACCAGATTTCATCAAATAATCTATGCCCATATTCATGCCTTTTTGAATTGCAAAGTTTGCAATCATCTGCATGTATGGATTCTTAATGTCTTGTGTTAATTTTTGGCTCAACATGTTTTTACCCATGTCGAATGCAAAGTTTCCTATTTCTTGCATACCAGTTAATGGACTAACATTTCCTTTTCCATCTGCCGTGCCGCCAAATAGTTGACCAGATTTTCTTACTATATCTCCCTCTTTAGGTAACTCCAAACCTTTCGGCTTTGAACCACCACCCGTTTCAGTGCCGGCAGCCTTTTCGACCGCAACAACTATGCTATCAGCGCCATTCTTTGTTACATATGCATTTGCTTCTTTTTCTGCGTCCGATCTTACTTTGGCCGCTTCATCGCTTTTTTGTTGCTGTTCCAACTGTACAGCCTGTCTTTCGGCAGCCGCTTTGATTGTTTCAGCATGAAACTTAGCCTTTTTATCTGCATCCTGTTTCATCAATTCAATTTGTATGTCAGCCTTTTGGTCATTTCCTGCTTTATCTTTCATGTATTCTTCGTTAGACAAATTAAGTATTTGTCGTTTCGATGGTGCGACCATTCTACCCGTATCAGGATCAACAACTTGTCTGTATGCAGATGCGGAGCCGGCGCTGGTGTATGCGCCGTTTACAATATTTCTAGGACCACCAGGTCCATATGGATCTCTATAGTTATTGTAGTCTCCTAAAGCATTTGAAACACTTGTCGAGTTGACAGGTGCACCATAGTTTCCCATTTTCGCAATATCTTCTTTCGAGGCTTCTCTTCCACTATCAACGTATACGTATGCACCTGTACCGTCTTTACCTGCTCTTGGATTCCATACTACAGATTTACTTCTATCATCTGCACCCATTAACTTTGAAAATGGCTGTGTTACTTTTTCACCTAATACTGAAGAAAAGTATTGAATGCCTTCTGTTGGATTTTTAAATCCATACTTAGCAAAAAGAGTTTCTGGACCTAATGCAATACCACTTTCTTTACCACCAGATGCACCATACAGTAATTGTTCTAATGCTAACTTTTTATTTCCTGCGGCAAAATTACCAAAAATTTGGCCAGTTAATTCTTGTGTTTCTTTTGCGCCTAAACCACCAATACCGAACTTACTTAAGTCTTGAAAAACTGTTCTTCCAGCAATTCTCGAACCAACCTCTAAGTAACCTTGTGCAAGATTATTGAACAAAGGTGCAAACATTGGTCCATACTGGTCGCCTAGAAGTTTAGTTGTTGCTTCATTAATTATTTTGTCTGTGCCAAAAATCTTTTGAAGTTGTTGACCACGATAGTTATCATCTCGACCTCCTTCAGCCGCAGAGACACCAAACCCTTTAGGGAATAAAGCCTTTGTTATTGCTTGCGTGAATATACCAGTTGCAGTACTTCTAAATTGATTTAAAAACGTTTTGTTTGTTTCTTCTATAATGTCACTATTGTTTCTAAATAGAGGTTTCAATACTTTTGTCTGGCGTTCAATTTCATCATTGGCTTTTTTTGTCGATAAAGCAGTTCCACTTTTTTCTTGTATTTTTGCTTGAGCAAGTTGTTTTTTATTTACTTCTAAATTAGCCTTGTCAATAACATCTGTTGGTTCTTTTTTAAATTTTAATCCTGTGCCGCCGCCCATTGATCTGTCAGCGTCTTTGGCCACAATCCTATCCTCTCCATCCCAATCACCACCGCCGCCACCAAGTTTAAATCCAGGACCAGCGGCTAGTTGTATACCAGAATATCTTCGACTAAAATCTGGTATCATTGCGGCAATTTCTTCTGCACTAAGACCACGTAAAGCATCAGATATTGAAACTCCACGTGACTTAACGCCACCAGTGCCTACAGTGTTTGAACTTGCTTCCGCATCCATTCTATCTGCTATTTTGTTGGCAATCAAATTTTTGTCAACAATACCAACATTGCTAGTACTTCCACCAGCACCAACTCCTAAACCTTTTAAATAATTTTCTGCTTCACTATTGCTTATTTTTGGTCCTGTATGTTTCTGTTTTCCGGTATCATCTACTGCATCTCTATTTGATATTTTTGGAGTATTATCTGCTGGTGAAACTTTTTCACCCTTTGTCAATCCAGCAAGTCCAGGTACAGTAGAAGGATTGACGAATGCGCCGGAGGCATCTTTTAATTGTAAATGTAAATGCGGACCTGTTGATTTTCCAGCGCCCGTGTCGCCTTTTGCTCCACCACTCTCACCAATAACACTAGCCAATGTAACGTCATCGTTTACTTTAGCAAGTGCTTTACTAAGGTGCATGTACTCACTAATTTTTCCGTCAGGATGAGTGACTTGAACATATGTGCCTGCATCACCACTCGTTTGAACTCTTGTAACTTTTCCTGGTGCGATTGGGCGCACAGGAGTGCCGCTGGCCATTGCAATATCAACACCCTGATGCGTCGTTTCTTTTCCTGTAGCGTCTTTTCTTATCTCACCAAAATTACTAGTGACTCTTCCGGCTGCAGGAGGCGTGTAAATTGTTGTTGCTTTTGGATCTTTTAATAGACCAGTTACAGGATCATGAGTTTTTCCGTATTGTTCATCCCATTGCTTTTCTTTTGATTCTCTTGACTCATACCATTTTGCGCTATCTCCTGCCAATTTTCTTGTTGGCACACGTTTTTGAGTAGCGAATTCAGCGGCTCTTCTTCGTGCGGCTCCTTTTGGATCATTTGCGGCATCTCTACCAGTTATAGTATCTGCATCTTTTCCTGTTGCGGCACCAGCATTTTTTGAATACAATATTCCAGCAATAAGGGCAGCAATTGCGGCGATTGAAGCCGCAGATATTGTGACAGCACCGGCGGCCGCTGTTGCTCCAGCACCCGCCATTGGACCAAATCGCAAAGCGGCCGATAATACAAGATTTCTTGCAAGTGATAAAATTGAATTTCTAAAAAATGCAAAGGCGGCAACTGCGGCAGTTGTGACACCAGATATGATAGCAAGACCTATTGATTTAAGCCAACTACCTGCGGCACCTCCAGCGGCACTAGCGGCTGCATCACCAAGTATACCTAATCCTCCACCCTTTTCATTTCCATCGCCTTTACCTTTGCGGCCACCTTCACCACCCCCGCCAATATTTTTAATTGCGTTTAATAGTGCATCATCACGAACCGCTTGTTCATTTGCGGTTTCTTCTGCAAATTGATCTTTTCTTTTTTGATCTGCAATTTGAAACGCAATGAGTTTAGATTGAGTTATGACACTATCATTCAATTGTTTTAATTGACGAACTTGTTCGAGATTGATAACATTTGATTTATTTTGACCAGCAACAAGAGATACGCTTGCACCGAAACCGCCCATTGCAGGACTAGTGCTAGTTTGTTCATTTACTGGAGGTGGTGTGTCACCAGATTTCATTTTTGGTGCATTGGCACGTTTACTTAATTCTTTACCAAATGCCATTCCCGCACTAACTGCCGGCATCTCTCTAAGAACTGCACCTTTCAATCCACCAACTAATGCATTTCCCGCACCGCTAATGGCATCTTTTGCCATACCTCCTAGTGCGCCTTTGTATCCTATTGTTGCCATATATTAATTACCCTCTGTCAAATACAGAGTCTGGATCGGCTTCTGCAAATCTTGCCGATTTGCCACCCATTGGTTTTGACATTCCCATTGAGTTGTTTCCCATACTTGATGGTGTGCTATTGAATGATGGTGAAGATGAACCAAAACTACTGGATGAACCGAATCCTCCTGATGACGGAGAGCCATATGTTGTTGTGACGCTTTGTCCCATGGGTTGCATACCGCCATTGTTTGCTCCTGCTAGTTTTTCTTGTGTACGACCAAATGCGGCAATACCAATAATAGCGCCCATAGACAAATGAAACAAGCCTGCACCTTGTAGTGTAATTGGCTGCCAAGCAGTCACTGGTTGTTTCAGTGCCGCTTGTAACATAGCCCAAAGAATAGGAAAAAGAATAAAGTCAGTCACACATGTTATCATGTAAATCCAACCCATCATTGGACGCCATTTATTGTTCATCCAATCTTCTTTTTTCTTTTCACTTTCGGTTAATCTTGCATACTCTTTAGCGGTAGTCATTTATCTTCGTCCTCTTTGTTGTGCTTGTAATTGTGCTTGCTGATTTGTAGCCTCTATATGTTGAGACAATAACATAATATACAGTTCACGTTCAAAGGGCATCATATTCTCTAATGTTTCCAAATCATATTTATGGTGTTGCATTAGAGAAAAGTTAGTCTGATAGTAAGTCGCTAAACTTTCTCCTCCCATCAGAACCCGAAAAAATTCTGCAATCCCTCCATTGCGATTTCATCTTCACAACCACATTTTTTGCAAGTCCATGTTACTTTGTGTTTTAATTTTGGCATCGACTCAAAGAATTTTGTTAGTTTCAAGTATTGATCTTGATTCAAGTTTTCAATAAACTCTAACAATTCTTTCTTCGTGTAATCTTCTTTTTTGTAGACATTTTCAGTATCAAAGATATATTCAATGCTGGAAATGATTGCATCTGTTGCAACGTCCATTTGATTCTTACCTTCACTAGATTTACTGGCTTCAATTGCCATACTAACGTTAGGATATTTCAATTTAATGCCAATGCCAGTTTCTTCATCAAGAACAATTTTGTCTGTATGACCTTCACTCTTGACAACTTCAACTTCTAATAAATTTAATTTGTCATCTGTAATGCCATCGCATTCTTGAACCTTAGAATTGAATCCAGTTGGATGACGTAATTTCAAATCGATTGTTTCTCCAATTGATTTTGCTCTGAGTCTCATAAAGAAGTACTCTAAGTCAAATGTTGGAATTTCATCTGGATTGATCTTATCAATAGCGCAGTTGTTGATAATTTGTTTGATTGCCAGCAAAACTGATTTTTGATCTTCTGATTCCATTGCAAGCAAAAGAATTTTTTGTTCCTTCACTAAGAATGGACGATATTTGACAGATGTTCCTGTCGATGGTAAAGTCAATTCAAATATTGGATTGCTAATTTTTGGTAAAGCCATAGTATTCTCCGGTAGTTATATTAAAAAAAATTACGCATAGGTATGATATCTATACGCAAGTGTTACGCCAAATCGCTGATAAGTGTTAATCTCTTCCCATGTTGCATTCATGGGCGTAATTGCAATAGGATAAACGTGATGACATGTGTATGTGATAGCAGGTTCTCCAGCATCAGTAAGTTGAGAAACCTCAAGTGTATTTCCTAAAGCATATTGCGAGTAGAATGCAACAGTTCCGCCGCCCAAGGCATGATCGCCAGGTTTGACAATAAAGTCCATCCATTTCTCAAAGAATTTACGTTCTTCCATATCTGAAGCACAAATGATAGACAGTTGAATATCATTGTATGTTGTGTCGTATGGAATTTTTAGTGATGGTCCTGATCCCATATCATCGCTAGTAGCAAGTGTTCTTCCTGGTATTTCTGCTTTCTCGCATCTAAATTCAAATGTGTTTGCTATTTTAGATATTTGCGGTTGATCTGATCTACTACCACTATCATTAGTCAGAGTCAATTTGACTCTAAAATTATTTGGCCTAAGAAGTTTTCCTAATGACGATCTTAAATTAGATATTGCGTAATTTTGTGTTGCCATTTTATGACTTTCCTAATTGTTTGCGAGACTCTTCCCAAACACGGCCTGTGTCTGCTTTTCTGAAAGACTCTGTTGGTAGAAAAATAGCCATATCCCATTCGTTTACTTGTATCTCTAAGAATTGTGAACGCACATGACTTCTTAGATATTTCTTTAGCATTGGTTTAAAGTATCTGTACTTAGATGCAGATTGTAGGATAGAATATGAAATTCTAACTTTTGTTGTGTCATCATATTTTTTATTTGTCAATGTCGAATACAATGCATTCATTAATTTAGCACGTAAAACTGGTGGCAAGTAGTGAAAGTTAATTCCTAAGAATCCATCAGAGTCCATTCGTACAGGAAAGATTAATGGAAATGTGTCGTAATATGGCAATTCTTTTTTCATCTTTGGATCATATTTAAATGCATACATGTATCCAAATTCCATAGTAGCAACTTTTCTTGCTTCATCTGTTCGCTTTTCAAAGACTCCAGGAGTTATGTTTGAAGTTAATTTGCCTGCGGCTGACCTGTACCATTCCCTAGCCGCAACTGTTCTTGCAGGAATGATGCCTTGTCTAGCGCCTTGAATGAGTATGTTATCAAATATCATCTTCTATTTATCTCAAATCTTTGTCGGTTATGATTTTAAATTCCCAATTTCTTTCAATTGAGTACTTTGTTGCCGCTTCCCACTTTGCTTGATTGACACCCCATGTCATTACTTCATTGATGAATCGCCTAGTGGGTTTACCATTAGATGCGTTTTTTCTAACAGGTGGACGTGTTTGTATGTCTGGCTTGACTTCAATCAATACAGATTTGATATCTCCGTTCTTGTCTCTATACTTCATCCAGAAATCAACAAAGTATCTGTGATATCTATTGTCAACAGGAGACACATACGGAACGACAACTTCTTCAGAAGACCATTCAAGTATAGATGGAGTTTCATCACAGTAGACCATGAATCTTCTTTCTAACAAACTACGATATGTAATATTTGTTGGGTTACCTTTGTACTTTTGATAGTTTTTAGGCTTAAATTTACCTTTGTATGACATAAATAGAATAATAGAAT